GGAAAACAAGAAGATATTTATACTTTGTTGGAGTGTCATGTTAATTTAGACTTAGAAGGTTTTGAGGATAAAGATGATGAATTAAATCCAACAGGAATTAAATTACCTTACATAGTTACAGTAGAGGAAGCTAGTCAACAAGTTTTATCTATCAGACGTAACTATGAACCAACTGATCCAAAGAGAAATAAGATCCACTATTTTGTCCATTTTAAATTCTTACCGGGTCTAGGATTTTATGGCTTTGGATTAATTCATATGATTGGCGGATTGAGCAGGACCGCAACGGCCGCTCTCCGTCAATTGTTAGATGCAGGAACTTTATCTAATTTACCTGCAGGGTTTAAACAAAGAGGTATCAGAGTTAGAGATGAAGCATCACCATTACAACCAGGTGAGTTTAGAGATGTAGATGCACCGGGTGGTAATCTTAGAGATGCGTTTATGCCTTTACCATACAAAGAGCCTTCTCCAACACTATTACAATTAATGGGTGTTGTAGTTGGTGCGGGGCAAAGATTTGCAGCGATTGCTGATATGCAAGTAGGAGATGGTAATCAACAAGCTGCTGTAGGCACAACAGTTGCATTGTTAGAACGTGGTTCAAGAGTAATGTCTGCAATACACAAAAGATTGTATTCTGCAATGAGAACAGAATTTAAATTACTTTCAAAAGTATTTAAAACTTATTTACCACCAGTTTATCCATATGATGTTGTTGGTGCTACAAGAGAAATTAAACAAGCAGATTTTGACGAAAGGGTAGACATACTACCTGTTGCAGATCCAAATATATTTTCTATGGCACAAAGAATTACAATAGCACAAACAGAATTACAACTTGCAACATCAAATCCACAAATACATAATTTGTATTTTGCATATAGACAAATGTATGAAGCGCTTGGTATAAAAAATATTGATGCAGTTTTACCACCACCAGCGCCAATGCAGCCAATGGATCCCGCATTAGAGCATATTAATGCATTAGGTATGAAACCTTTTCAAGCTTTTCGTGGTCAAGATCACAGAGCACACGTCACATCTCACTTAAATTTTATGTCAACTAACATGGTTAGAAATAATCCACCTGTAATGGCTGCAATTCAAAAAAATATTCTTGAACATATTAGTTTAATGGCACAAGAACAGGTAGAATTAGAGTTTGCAGACATCTTAGCACAAGCACAACAGCTACAAATGATGGCACAACAAGATCCAGCAGCTGCCCAACAGCTACAAAAAATTTCTCAAGACATGGAAGCAAGAAAATCTGTGTTGATTGCAGAATTAACAGCTGATTTTGCAAAAGAAGAGAAGGAAATTACGTCACAATTTGATGCAGATCCACTTTTAAAACTAAAATCACGTGAAGTTGACCTTAGAGCAATGGAAAATCAACGTAAAAAAGACGCTGATCAAGCAAATCAAGACTTAAATAGAGCAAAATTAATGCAAGCGGGTCAAATTGCAGAAGATAAACTCGAACAAAACGAAGAATTAGCAAAATTAAGGGCTGGAGTTAGCCTTGCGAAGACTGGTGTACAACAAGCACAAGTTATGATAGACGATAATTAAGAAAAGGAGCAAAAAAATGCAAAAACTAGATAAAATAAAAGAAGTTAAGGTTGCAGAACAAAGTATTGAAGTAGATCCTAGATCTAAAACAACTGCTGACCAAGCTTTTAACTATATTGCTACAGGAAAACCTGAAATGCCAGTTGGTGGTCAGAAAAGAATGTTAGCAGAAAAGAAAAGAAACTCTAAAGCGTATTAATTATGTGGTTATCGGCAATAAAATTAGCCGTCTCTGCTGGAAGTAAAATTTACGCTAACAAACAGAAGACGAAAATGGCAATGTCAGAGGCACAACTTTTACATGCTGATCGTATGGCCCGAGGTGAGGAAGCTTACCAGGGAAAATTGCTAGAAGCACGACAATCAGACTGGAAGGACGAGGCAGTTTTGATAATTTTAAGTTTGCCCGTGTTGGTGCTTGCATATGCAGTCATATCAGATGACCCAACTGCTATGGACAAAGTAAAATTGTTCTTCGAGATGTTCTCGCAGCTCCCGTCATGGTTCACAAATCTTTGGATCCTTGTCGTTGCGTCGATTTATGGTATAAAGGGTACACAAATTTTTAGAAACGGAGGAAATAAAAATGCCAAATAAAAGATTTAACAAACAAGTTCCTGCATTCAAAGCTGGTGGTAGAGCCGGTAAAATGGGTGGTGGAATGATGATGAAAAAACCTATGATGAAAGTAGGTGGCGACGTCAAAAAAATAGAAAAAACTTTTGGAGCTAAAAAGAAAAAAGTAGCTAAGAAAAAGAAAAAATCTTTTCCTGATTTAAACAAAGATGGCAAAGTAACTTTTGCTGATGTGTTAAAAGGAAGAGGAGTTAACAAGAAGGCATAATGGCTAGACCAGGTTTATATGCAAACATCCACGCTAAAAGAAAACGTGGTGGCAAAATGCGTAAGAAAGGTGCAAAAGGTGCACCGACTGCAGCGAACTTTGCAAGAGCAAAACAAACAGCGAGAAAAAAATAATGACTAAACTTTGTCCTAGAGGAAAAGCAGCAGCAAAAAGAAAATTTAAGGTATACCCTTCAGCCTATGCGAATGCATATGCTTCTAAAATTTGTGCTGGTAAAATTAAAGATCCATCTGGTGTAAAAAGAAAAGATTTTAGAGGACCTAAACCTAGTAAAGCGATGGGTGGTAGAATCTATAAAGCAGGTGGTGGAGTTGCCGAAGCAGCTGAAAAATTAAGAAGACAAGGTTTAGGTAAAGGTGGCAGAGTTTGCAAGATAGCTATAAAAGGACAAAATAGAGAAGCTATCGGAAAGAACTCGTAATGTCATGGCTGGTTTAAAAGAATGGTTCAAGCAAGATTGGGTCGACATTGGTGCCAAGAAAAAAGGTGGAGGTTTTAAAAAATGTGGAAGAAAATCTGCAAGTGGATCAAAAAGAAAATACCCCAAATGCGTGCCTGCTGCAAAAGCAGCAAGTATGACAGAATCGCAAAGGCGTTCTGCTGTTGCAAGAAAGAGAAGTAAAGCACAAGGTGTTGGTGGTAAACCAACAAACGTTCCAACATTTGCAAAAAGAAAAAAAGCCATGGGTGGTGGTTTCATGATGAAACGACAAAGAATGGGAATGATTTAATGAGAAAAGATTATTCAAAAGGCACTATGCCAGCTAGAAATAAAAAAAATTTCAGGCCTACAAAGTCTGGAGCAGGTATGACACGAGCCGGTGTCAAAGCATACCGAAGATTAAATCCCGGCTCTAAATTAAAAACAGCCGTGACTGGTAAA